ATCGAGCACTGGCCTATTGACAAGCTGATCCCCTACGCACGCAACGCGCGAACTCACTCGGATGCGCAGGTGGCACAGATTGCCGCCAGCATCGCCGAGTTCGGTTTCACCAACCCGATCCTGGCGGGCAGCGACGGCGTGATAATCGCAGGACATGGCCGCGTGTTGGCAGCGCGCAAGCTGGGGCTGGAGGATGTGCCGGTTGTGGTGCTTGACCATCTGAGCCCGACGCGGCGGCGCGCGCTGGTCATTGCTGACAACAAGCTGGCGCTGAATGCCGGGTGGGATGAGGAATTGCTTGCGCTTGAGCTTACTGATCTTCACGACCTTGGATTTGACGTTGGTATGCTTGGATTTGAGGCGCCGGACTTGTCGAGGCTAATGGGCCTTGACGGTCAGGCCGGCGCGCAGGATGAGGCTGTGGGCCAAGGAATCGACTACCAGGAAAAGTACGCGGTTCTGGTTGAGTGCGAAGGCGAGGCGCACCAGCAGGAGGTATTTGAAAGGCTCACGGCGGCCGGTTACAAATGCAAGGTGCTGGTGAACTGACATGGAAATCAAAATCCGCAACAATTGCAGCGACTTCAACACATACCGCGCCGCACGCGTCAAAAGCCTATTCAACTGCGAAAGCGGAGCCAATTTCTCCCTAGACGCAAATATCCCGATAGAGGACGCCGGGTGGAAGATTGGCGTTGTCGTTGGCCCGTCGGGGAGCGGGAAAACGAGCATAGGCCGCGCCATTTGGCCAGACGTTGGAATCTATGACGGCGATTTTGGCTGGGCAGAGGATAAGCCGATCATCGATTGCATTGCGCATGACGGCGGCTTTGACGATGTGACAGGCGCTTTGTCCGCCGTTGGGCTTGGCTCCGTTCCGTCCTGGCTGCGCCCCTACCACGCGCTTAGCAACGGGGAAAAGTTCAGGGCTGGATTGGCGCGTGTCATTGCCGAGAAGCGGCGGCGTGTCATCATTGACGAGTTCACGAGTGTCGTGGACAGGCAGATTGCAAAGATCGGCGCTGGGGCCTTCGCTAAGGCATGGAAGCGCGGAGATGGCCAGGCCGTGCTTCTGTCGTGCCACTACGACATCCTGGATTGGGTCGAGCCGGATTGGGTGTTCGACACCCGCACCGGAGAACTGCAACGGGGGTTACTTTGGCGGCGGCCAAAGTTTGACCTCGAAATTTTCCAGACGGACGGCTCGTACTGGCCTATGTTTGAGCCGCATCACTATCTGAAACTGCCACGCATGGTCGCGGCCAAATACTACGTAGGTTTTGTTGACGGCGAGGCCGTGTGCCACATTGCCGTTGCACCGGCATTAGAGGTACGCGGAATGCGCGCTTGCCGCATGGTGGTTATGCCGGAGTGGCAGGGGGCAGGAATTGGGATGCGCTTTCTGAACGAGGTGTGCAGGCTGCAATTCACGGACGCGAACAAGTACAGCGACAGAACCGACGCGGTTTATTTCCACACCAGCCACCCCGGGCTTTGCGCAGCTCTGCGGCGTGACAAGAAATGGGTGCAGGTTAGTCAGATGTTATGTGGCGTCCATAAGGGGCGCTCTGCGCAGAGCATGGCAAAAAGTGCCGCGTCGAAGAAAACCAACAAACAACCAGCTGGTGGATTTGGAGGACACTTCCGCGCTGTGCAGGGGTTCAAGATGCCAAGGGCGCTGGCTGTATGAATATCATCATTGCAGGGCAAAAGTGGTTTGGGGCCGAGGTGTTCCGAGCCATGCGCCAACTTCCTGGCGTCAACATCATCGCAGTATCTGCGCCAAGCGGGGACAGGCTTGAGGCGCAAGCCGATGTGCGCGGCGTACCGATTATCCGCAAGCTGACGGCGGAGACCATGCCGCCAGGCGTGGACTTGATCGTGGCTGCCCATTCGCACGACTTCATCGGAGAGAAAACGCGGCTCAGGGCCACATGGGGCGGCATTGGATACCATCCAAGCCTGCTGCCGCTCCACAGGGGCAGGGACGCAGTCCGCTGGGCTATCCGAATGGGCGACAAGGTGACGGGCGGCACCGTGTACAGGCTGACAAACCGCGTGGACGGCGGGGAAATCTTGTCGCAGAGGCACGTCTTCATAAGGTATGGCGATACGCCAGAATTGCTATGGAGGCGCGACCTTGCGCCGCTTGGCATTGAGCTATTGGTGCAGGTGGTGTCAGCTTTCGCAAAGGACGGGTATCAGCACGGCATGCCGCAAGACGAGGAAATCGCGACGTGGGAGCCTTCGATAGACAGGCCGCCGCTACACAGGCCCGATCTGCTTTTGATAGGGCATGAGAAAAGCTCCTTGGGTTGAGCGTAATCCAAGTGCAACGCATTCAAACATGACCCGCATCGTCATCCCGCCGATTGACCTGCACCCAGGCCAGCGCCGCGTGCTCGATACACCGGCGCGATTCAAGGTCATAAGCGCAGGGCGTCGATTCGGGAAAACTCTGCTCGCCGTGGAATGGCTCGCGCTGATGCAGGGCGGGGCGATTGACGGAAAACCCGTGGCCTTCTTTTCCCCTTCGTACAAGCTGATGCTCGACGTGTGGGCAGACATGGAACGCACGCTCAAGCCAGTCACACGCAAGGCCAACCGGACGGAAATGCGCATCGAACTCATGACAGGCGGCGTGATTGACTTTTGGACGCTGGAGGACAAAGACGCTGGCCGTGGCCGCAAGTACTCCCGCCTCGTGATCGATGAGGCTGCGCACGCCCGCTATCTGAAGGACGCATGGGAACGGGCCATCAGCCCGACGCTGACGGACTTCGGCGGCGATGCGTGGTTCATCAGCACGCCGAACGGGATGAACTACTTCTACGAGCTGTTCAAGCGTGGCAACGACCCGGAATATCCCGATTGGGCGGGCTTCCACATGCCGACCAGCGCGAACCCGCATATCGACCCGGCTGAGATCGAGCAAAAGCGCCGGGAACTTCCCGATTTGGTGTTTCGGCAGGAATACCTAGCCGAGTTCGTCACCTTCGGCGGTGGCCTGGTGAAGCCAGAAATGCTTGCCGACGCGCCATGCCCGCCCGGTTTGCCCGTGGTTCTTGGCGTTGACCTTGCGATCAGCGAGCGGGCAGGCGCTGACTACACCGCCATCGTTGCGCTGGCCCGTGACCCTGAAACCGGCATCGTGTACATCAAGGAAGCCGAGCGGCATCGGTGTGGGTTTCACGAGGTGCTCCAGCGCATCAAGGCCGCCGCATCGCGCCACAGCCCGCGCGTGATTGCGGTCGAGCAAACGCAGTACCAGGCCGCCGTGGTGCAGGAACTGACGCGCACGACAACCCTGCCGGTGCGCGGCATCCGGCCCGACAAGGACAAGGTGACGCGGTTCCTTCCGGTGCTCACGCGCTATGAGCAGCGAATGATGCGGCACGACCCGTCAGGTGTGCCCGCTTGGTTCCGCGACGAATTGCTCTCGTTTCCTGAGTGCGAACACGACGATGCAGTCGACGCGCTCAGCCACGCCTTTTCTGCGATCGGAATGGCCGCAACCAGGCCCGTCGCTGCTGGTGGGAGGACGTTCTGATGATGCCGGAGATTGTCGATTTGCTCGGGCACGGCGCCGCCGCGCGCCTCGCCTTGGCCTTCAATGGCCGCGAAATCCGCGTTCCCTCACGTCGCAAAGGCCGGACGTGGGACGAGCTGGTGCAGGCCATCGGAGCCGAGGCTGCCGCCCGGTTTTGCGATTACTTCAAAGGCGAGCGCCTCTACATCGCCAGCAGCCAGCGGATGCACACCGAACACAATCGCCGCCGTGCGGCTGAGATGCGGGCGCAAGGCAAGAGTTGGTCAGAGGTGGCGAAGGCACTCACGCGCCCGACTGGATACACCGAGCGCGGGGCGCGCAAGCTGCTGGAGAAAAGCGGTTCGGCTGCGTTTGCGTCGCTTCCGCTGTTTGGTGACGATGCGCCGGACTTAGTTCCGAACGGGTGACGGCGCGGAAGGCAACATCATCGAGCATCATGGCACAAGCACCGACAGCATACACCTCGGCCGTATCCATTGAGCGTGCACTTGCCCGTTTCGGCTGGCTCGGGGACGCCGATGAAGTCCTCGCTCAGCTCGGTATCGACCGCACAAAGCTTCGGCGGATTGCAGATGATGATGAGGTGTCGGCAGCGCTGGATACGCGCCGCGATGCCGCGCTCAATACGCCGTGGCGCATCGAGCACGACCAATCGCGTGCCCGCCAGTTCTTTACGGACGCTGCATCTGCCGCAATCCCGGCCATCATGGCTGCGGCTTGGGCGTCTGTGCCTTACGGCTACAGCGTATTCGAGGTGGTCTATGCTGACGCAGGGAATGGGCGCATCGCCATTGGCAGCATCATCGAATGCCCGTTCGAGTGGTTCATGCTGCGGCCTGACGGCACGCTGCTTTGGAGAAACGACCTAACGCAAACCGACACGCGTAAGTTCTTTGCCATCGTGAACCAGGGAAGCCTGCGCAAGCCTATGGGCGAGGCGCTGCTGGCAAAAGCCTATTGGCCGTGGTACTTCCGCACCCACGGCT